CCAAGTGGGTGGACAAGACGCCGGAGCAGATTCTGAAGGACGTGAACGACGCGCTCACCGCTGGCTGGGCCGCCAACGAGTACGACGAGACCGCCATCCCCAACCATATCCTGCTCCCCTATGAGCAGTACCTGTACATCATGACCACTAAGGTCACCGATCTGGCCACTGAGACCATCTATGACTTCCTGATGAAGAACAACGCGGCCACGAAGGCGGGCGGCGACCTGTTCATCGGGGCGACCCGGTGGTGTAAGGGCGCAGGCACCGGCGGCAAAGACCGTATGGTGGTGTACAACAACGACCGGCGGTTCGTGAAGATGGACGAGCTGGTCCCCTTGAGTCGGATCATGTCTCAGCCCAACGTGTCCAACGTGTGCTACGACACCGCGTACATGGCCAACATCTCGGAGGTGCAGATCTTCTATCCCTCCACCGTCCGATATGTAGACGGAATTTGATTGGGTGATTCGGAATGTTTGTTGTTTCCAAGCGAAACATTGAGATTCCCGCGCCGGACGGCTCCACCGTCGTCCGGCTGCGGTCTGGCCTGATGGAGACCGTGCCCGACTGGGCGGTCAACACCGAGTATTTCAAGGCTCTGGTGGGGGACGGGAAGATCGTCCCCAGCGACAAGAGCGACAGGAGCGCCCAGGCGGCCGCCGAGAAGAAGGTCAAGACCCGCCGGGGCAGGGAAGTAACTGACGAGTAAAGGGGGCTACGGGTATGTACTACTGGGGCAAACCTCAATTTTTCGGTGTGAGGGCCGCTGCGGCCAACATTGGCAGCAGCAAAGGCAATTATACCGTCGAGCAGTTCCGGAAGGACTACCCGCAGTTCTTTAACGCCGTGGGCGACTTTCTGGGCAGCCTGTCCATGCTGGAGCAAATCATCGACATGGCGAACACCGCCGTCCAGCCGGACAAGTGGCTGGATTCCTGGCGGTACGCTGTTGGGCTGTATGCGGCCCATTACGCCACCCTGTCCCTGCGAGGCTATGCGGCCAGTAACGAGACCCCCGAACAGGCGGCAGCCTCTGGGGCCCTTGTAGGCGTGGTAAAGAGCGCCACTCTGGGCGACGCCTCTGTGTCCTACGACACCACCACCATCACGGCGGGCACTGAGGACTGGGGCGATCTTAACAGCACCACTTACGGCCAGATTTTGGCCAACCGGGCAAAGCTGATCGGGATGAGCGGTACATACGTCATTTGAGGGGGTGAGTCCCATAAATTGGACAGATTGGTACACGGACACGATGGACGTGTGGAGAAATGTCCCCGTGAAGGACGGAAACCTCACCCGGCAGGAGCGTCAGCAGGTGTTGACGGGCATCCCATGCCGCGTCTACCAGAGCGACAACAAGCCAATCAACATGACGCAGACCGCCTCCAATGTCAGCCAGAATGACCGCCTTGCCTGCGGCATAGACGTGGATATTCAAGCAGGAGACAAGCTGGTGGTCACACGGGGCGGGAGGCTGGGGAAGCCCGGCCCTACCGTCCGGGCCTTCGCCGGGGATCCCAATCTCTACTATGAGCCCTTCGGGGCCATCATGCCGGGGCTGGCACACCAGGAAATCAGGCTACTCCAACAGGAGCGAGTGAAGGGTGGTACCACATGAGCTACACGGTTTCGCTCCAAAAGCGAATCCAGCAACTAAAAAAGGCTCAGGCAGACTTGCCCGAAATCCTATACAAGACTGCAAAAGGAGCCACTATGCGGGCGGTAGAGGCCGCTATGGACGCCACGCCCCCCAAAGAAGGCACAGGCGCATTGAATGGTGTCAACACCCGCACCGGCGATTTAAAGGCGCACTGGGCAACCGACAGCAAGACCGAGCCAATGGGCGGCGGAATATCCGGCGGGTCATCTTATACAACCATTCTGGCCAACGACAAGGAATATGCCTCTTACGTTGATCAGGGCCACCGCATGGATAAGCACTTTGTACCGGGCCTGTATGTGGACGAAAACGGGATGATTGATTATGACCCGGATTATGCCGAGGTGGGCGGCCTGGTGGTAGGCACCAAGACCAAGTACGTCAAGGGCGAGTTCATGGTGGACAAGGCCAAGGAGGCCTATGAAAAGGCAGTCCTGACCGAGCTGGACAAAGAAATTGCGAGGCTGCTCAAATGAATTTTACCGTTTCCACAATTTCAAAGAGCCTGGCGGACTACCTGTCCCCGTCCTTCCCCGGCGTGACCTTCTACGAGGATCCCAACCAGCAGGGCAGCAAGCCGCCCATGATGTTCCTCCAGACCCGGACAAACCGGCTGGAACTGGAGACGGGCGGGTACTGGCGGCGCATTCTGGGCGTCGATCTGGTCTACCTGCTGGACTACAACCTGCCCAACCTCCAGCAGCTCTATCAGCAGGCAGGGGAAACACTGGATCTTCTGATGGAGACCTTTCCCTATTCCGACGGGAAGACGGGAGGGACGGTGCTGGTGCGCACCCATGAGCGGAGCTGGAACATCGACCTGGACGAGCTGCACTACCGTTTTGAGCTGCTGGAGCGGGTGAGCATCCCGAGGGAGTACGTCAAGATGCAGACCATGGACTACCATGAGGAGGTCGAGAATGGCAGCCAAGAAGTTTAGGCGGGAGAGCCTGCTGAAAAGCCCGGAGTTTGCGAAGTATCAGAAGGACTTTCTGTCCGTGATCCTGAGCAGGCCGGATTACACGCTGGCAGAGGCCAGAAAGATAATAAAGGAATTTTTCGAAAAGGAGCGTGATTGACCATGGCAGGTGGAACCTGGGCCAGTCAGAACAAGATCCGCCCCGGCGTATACATCCGATTCAAGTCCAATGCAGGGCTGGGGCTGACGGTTGGGGACCGGGGGACGGTGACCATTTGCGAGCCCCTGAGCTGGGGCCCCGTTGCGCAGGTGATGGAGCTTGAGGCGGGAATGGACATGACCCCTTATACCGGGTATGACATTACCAGCCCCCAAAACCGGTTTTTACAGGAGATTTTTAAAGGCACCAACCGGACGGCGGCCCCCAGCAGAGTATTGCTGTACCGCCCCACGGCCTCCGGCTCCGCAGAGGCGAAGGTGACCATTGGAACGCTGACGGCCACGGCGCGGTATCCCGGCGCGAGGGGC